TCAAAACTCTAGTGCCCTTGTCAAAAGCTTTGTCTCCTGGTTTAATTTTTCCTGATTGCATTCCTCTGACTAGACTAAAAAAATCTCTTTTACCAAAAAAATTTCTTACATAGTCTTCTATTTCATTTGGTTTTAAATACTTTTCTATTAAAGTTTTATCACCAGTAATTTTAAACTTGCTAGAAAAATCTTTTGCTAATTTATTTTTAGCTACATTTGTTAGCCTACCTACAGCACCGCCTCCCGAAATCATATCTAATACATTTTTAGATAATTCTTCTGGAGTAGGTCTATCCTCTCCTCTTATATTTCCTAACAAAGAATCTGTCTTTATTATTTCATTGTTTAATGAGTCTAGTACTGACAACTCTTTTTCAAAGTCAATGTCTGGCAAGTTTTCTATGTCATCCGCAGGATTTAACATCATCATGTTTATTTTTCCTTGCTGTGCGGTGTATTCTCCTTTTTGCTTTGCTTTCTGCAAGATTAATCTTAACTCCTCTAAACCTCCTGGTTTAAATAGTCTTAGTAATTCTTTTAATCTAGTTAGCTTTGTTGGTTCATCTCTTTGCTCTATCATAATATCTCCTAAGGTATAAATATTTTTTCTTTTCTTTGTTCTTTAATTCTATCATTAAACTTTTTGTTTATCTTTCTCCAAGTTAAATCTCTTGATGTAATTCTTTGGGAAGGATACTTTGCAACCATGTCGCTAGAGTTCCAATCTAGCATCATTCTTTCTGCTAATTCTGGATTCCTGTCCAAAATAGCATCTCTTATGTCTTTTACTATTATTTTCTTCCTTGATTCTGCAGCATCTCTTTTCATTCCTTCAGTGGCCACACCAGGTATTATAGGCTTTTCAAATCCAATGTCTGTAAAAGGAATCTGTGGTTGAAAGCCTTTTTTAATAAGCCTGCTACCCACAGGTCCAGCTATAGGAGCCAAAGTATTAAGTCCTTTTCTAAAAGGCACATCCCATTGTTCTGGATAAGATTTTTGCATGCTTGCAGCAAAAGTATCATATGCTTTTACAACTCTAAAAAAGTCGTCAATAACAACAGGCTTTACAAAAAACTCAATAGCATTTCTAGGGTCATTGTCAGTCATAATATCTCCTAAGACACCAAAAGCACCTACAGAAGATATAGCGTTTATATAGTCGTTCCACAAAGGAGTTTGTCCATATTTAATTCTATTAGTTTCTCCATAGTATTCTTTTTCTCCAGTGAGAGCTTTATTCATTTCTTCTTTAGCCCACATAACAAACTGACCTCCAGCAAAACCTCCTACGCCCAATCTTAGTAAAGGCAAAACGTTACCGTATCTCAACTCATTTTTCATAGTTTCTGCTATATATTGAGCTTGTCTTAATCCAAATCTTTTGAAAAGCAAAAGAGGTTTTAACATAGGGTCGTTAAAAAATATAGGGTCTCTCATATAGTCTCTTTGAAGCTGTGTCTTTCTAGCAAATCTTTTCATACCAATTAACATTTTATTTTTAAAAGCTCTTTCTGAGTCTGTTCTATAGACACCTTTTTCTATTGCATCTAAATATTTTACAACCTCATCAGCGTCTAAACCTAGTTGTCTAAGTTTGCTTTTTGCCCACGATTTTCTTTTTGAAATAGCCCACTCAGGAGCAATATCAGTAAGAAATTCTTTTTTACCTGATAGTATTCTACCAAATTTTTTAATACTTTCTTCTGCCGTAGCAGCTGCTACAAACTGATTCATTTCATTTACCTTACTAAAAAGAAAAGAAGTCTTCTTTGTTGCATAAGATATAGCATCTTTTGCCTTTACCTGACCTGAAACAAATTCTTGTATAAACTGACTTGTAGGAGTTCCTGTCTTCATTTTTTGTGCAGCTCCTATTTGTAAAGCCCTATCGGAGGAAAACATTTCATCAAAAGCGGTAAGAATACTAGAACCAGATTCAAATTTAGCTCTTCTTCTAAAAGGTTCATTTGTTGCCAAATTATACGAAGCCTTGAAGAAAGTACCAAATCCACCCTCCATAATAAACGAAATAAGAGCTTGTGTTAAATTAGGTATAAAAGCTTGACCTAAAGATATTTTACTCATCATTTCTAAGTTTGCGATTGATTGAAATGACTCTGATAATGGCAATTCGTTTCTAAAGTTATATTCTCCAGTAAAAACTTCTTTCATCATCCTGACTGCTTCATGCTGTGTCTGTTTAGCAAAAGGTAAAAACTGTCCTCCTAGAGAACCAGGTAGCCTCATTCCGTCTAGTTCTTTAGTTTTATCACCAGCCTCCATAAGTTTATCCCATAAAGCACCCGAAGGAGTAAAAGCTTTAGAAAGTTCTATTCTTTTGGTTGCTCCGCCTATGTACTCAGTAAAGAGTTTTATAACATTTGTTTCAAACAAATCACTTAAGTTTCTCCCACCTATTTCTGTAGCTACTTCCTCCATAATGTCATTATTACCGTAATCAAGATTAGATATTTTTCTACCTTTTTCTAGAGGATTAAAAGACCTTAATGAATTTGTGTGCAAGTTATGTCCTAATAATCTAAATACATTGTAAGCTTTTGGAACTCCTGCAGAAGAAGGCATGTTAGATAAAATATCATATACTTTTTTAAATGCGACAGCTTCAGGTTTTTTACTTCTACTGAAACTTCTGATTAGAGCTTCAAATTCTGAATTTATCTTTGCTAGCAACTCTGGATTATAATTACCATCTATGTTAATGTCATTATTTGTAAGTTCCATAAGTTTTTTTTCTAAAGTAGAATACCTATCAAACAAAACATCTAAAACTTCTTTTTTAAACATTCTAGGTAAATAACCAGGAACTTTTTGAGCTAAATCTAAATTTGCGCTTTTTGCATCATCCCATATGTTTTTAACTCCAAAATCCTTTTCTGTTCCACTAGAAGTTAGCTTGTCCATGTCTATAAAGAACTCTCTTTTCATTTCTAATCTTTCTTTTGTTAACCCTTTACTAACCTCTATATCTCTATCTAACCCTCTCATAAATATAGCAAAACCTTTACCAGGATTATCTTTGTCTAGCTTTGCAATTGTTTCATAGTCTTTAGCAGCATAATCTTCTCCAGTCCCTTCTAACCAACCTTTCCACCATTTTCTTTGACTAGGCTGATAGGAATTTATAGGCTGTGTTATTCTCTTGAAAGTTTCCAGCCTTAAAGATGTTTTTTGTTCTGTTCTATCTGAAACATTTTGAAGTATACGTATGCCCTTTCTGTATGCGGGCTCTGTAATGTGTTGATAGAAAGGTGTAACAAAGCCTGATAAAGCATTACGTTTTGGATTTTGTAAAAATGCTGGCTGGAACTGTAAGTCTTGCTGAAACTTTGGAAATTGTTCTTCTAGAAAACTTTTTATAACCAATCTGTCTTTTAAAGCTCTAGACATAAGAACTTTCTCTCCAGTGCTCATATCTCTAATTCTTACCTCTTTACCCTTAGCTATATCTTTAGCCCACCTAGAAAAGGCAGTCTGCTCATTAAAAGGTATGTCTTTACTTAAAAGACCTGTTTTCTTAACTTCTGGGTCTATAGCATATCTTTTTATTATATCTATAACAGACTGATTCCAATCATCTGGAACAAACCCGTCTCTACTCTCTAAGGCTTTTCTTTTTAAAGACCTTATATTTTCTTCATGATGTTTTTCTAAAGCTATCTTGCTATTTCTAATACCGTCTATATTCTGTTGAAATTTACCTACAATTTCCTGATTCTCAGAATGAAACTTAAAAAATCTATCTGTGTTAGGTACATCTAAAGCAAATTGTCCTTGACCTTCTACCCTAATAATAGAGGATAAACCATTTTTTTCTTGCTTAACATCAACAAGTTTTGCAGTTAAGAACGCTAGATTATCTTTTCTAAGGACAGGAGATATCTTCTCTTCTACTAAACCTTTAATATCTCCAGGTGCAATTTTAGCTCCACCTATAGTTCTTTCTGTTACAATTCTTCTACCAAATATATTTGTATATGCAAAAGTTCCTCTACCTATTTTAAATATATTTTGTTTATCATAAGCGTATGCAGGAAGATTTGCAACTTTATCAAAAGGTTGTTGAACTTGTTCGTATAAGTCTTTAGTTTGTCTTTCAAACAAAAATTGGTTTACTGCGCTTTGTGCAATTTCTTTGTTTTGGCTGTCATATAACTCATCTCTTACTCTACCAGCCTTTCTTGAAATAGAACTTACTACCGCTCCAGGAGCAGTCAAGGCAGCAACAGTACCAGTAGCTAACATTAAATCTTGGAACTGAGGCAATCTACCTTCGTATGTAATAGGAGCCAATGCACCAATAACAGCCGCTTCTCCCATCAAAGCTCTTTTTGTTCTTTGAATAGGTCTTTTGTCTGCTCCAAATCCCATAGGTGTTAAAAATCTTGAAGTTCTTCCAACTCCACCAGCTAAACCTAGAAAGCCTCCTCTAAAAAAATCTTTAGGGTCAGAGGATTTCATAACCTCTTGAAAAGCTCCGTTCCAACCTAAGTCTTTATATTTATCAAAGTCTAATCCAGATGACAACATTTCATCTCTAGCTTCTTTTGCTCCATAGTAAAAGCCGTCGTACATTCCAAGAGTTGCTGCAGCTACACCTCCATTCACTACAACATCATTTATAATTTGTTTTGTAGTATTTAGAGACATAGGCTTACCATTGATTCTTAATTTTTTTGACATCATTATAGCTGCTCTTTTTTTAGCAACGTCACTTATAATGACATCTTTTCCTTTTCTCTTTACTCCCTCTCCTAGCAAAGACTGTGTAGCTCCTTTAATAACAGTCTTACCTCCAACTGTCAATCCTCTCAAAGCAATATTTGCTGCTCCTCCAGTACCAAGCATCAAACCTATGTCTTCTTTAGAAGCAAACATAGATAAAAAACCAGCACCTATGTCGTACATTACACCTCTAGGAACATCAGCTACATCATAATATTTTTTACCTGTTGATATTTCATAAATCATACCACCTATTGAATCGTTGTATGCTTTTTTATATATAGAAGGTACAGAGTCCCAAAAAGCACTTCTCTCCTTTTCTCTTTCATCTGAATTTCTAGGTTCATCAAACTGACTATACGAATTTCTAGAAAAATTGGAATTTATTTTTGTTAGATTATCTTCTTCTCTTTGTTCTTTTACGAACTTGTTAAACACGTTTGACATTACTGTGCTCTTTTAACTAATTCTAGTACCACGTCTCTAGCATCTTGCTCACCTACCCTAGTAACCTTTAGAAGCTTATAGTTTTCAAGTAGATTGTTTCCTTTTAATAATCTTGCTGCTATAGACTCTAGTTTTTTTACATTTGCAGCTTTTTCTTTGATAAGTTTTGAGATAACATTTCTAATAACTTTTTCTTGATTACCTGGACTAGCGCTGCTTTTGTCCATTCTTTTTAATTGTTTTTTTAGCTGTTCGGACATTGCGTAAAATCTTTGTGGACCTTCATCTGTAAAAGTTTCACTTATCTCAAACCTACCAGTGTTTAAAATATTTTGCAGATTATTAATTTGCTCATCCAGTGATTCGTTTTTCTCAATAATTTCCATACCTTTTTCTATACTTTTTCCTTTTACAAAACCTCCAGATGCTCTCCTTTGAAGGTATTTAGGGTCTTTTAACCTATCTACCGCCCTTGAAACTCCAGGTTGGCTCAGGGTTCTTCTTATCTTGGCAATTCTATCTTTTTGATTTTGAGTTGGAAATTCTTCTTGACTTAAAATATTTAACTCTGCGTCTAGAGAAAGAACTTCATTTTCTTCTCTAGTGAGATAAGGTCTTACAGCGTCTTTTTCAGATAAAGCAAGATTTTTATTTTCTGACATCATCCTAATAATAGTAGCGGGGCTCATATTTTCTAAATCGTCTGTAAAAACTCTATCATAAACGAAGTTTTTATTATTTATATTTGTATTCTTCTCGTTAGATTCCTCGTTAACATCAGCTGTAAATAAAATACTTCTAGGAACTCCTTTGCTTATTGCATAGTTTGCAAGATAAGTAGAGAGCTCGTCATCTTTACCAGCGGCATCAAGACCAGCTCTTTTTGGGTTGTTTTTTGTTGCAAAATCTGCAGCGTCATATATATCTCTTAAAAAACTGTCTTTGGCTACATCTGAATCCATAACCTCGTTGTACATAAATTCAATTCCAGACTTGCCTCCTAAAGTTGTCCTGAGAGTATCAAAATAATTATTAGCAGCATTTTTAACAGTATCAGCTCTTCTTGTTTCATAAATATTTCTTAAAGCTTGTTCTCTTTGTTTAGTGTATGCTATGTCGTCTGGTTTAGCTACTTGAAAATTAAAAGGAAGTTCTGATGCAAGCAGCTCTCTTTCATTCAAAGAAAGTGATTCGTAACTTGTGCTTGTATTTAAATTTTGTATTTTGTAAAATTCATCATTTAAACTAGCCATTTTTGTAAAAAATTCTTGGTTATTATTAATGAAAGAAAATGAAGGAGAATTTGCATTTTTTTGAAGGGCTGAGTTTAATCTTAACTTATCCCTTTCATTAAGCCTACTTATGTTCTTATTGACAAACTCATAGTTTTTATAAATTTGACTTGCTGTTCCAATGCCATCCTCTAATCCTGTTAAAGCATCATTTAAATCATTTCTAAAAGGTTTGTTGTTATCTAGTTCTAAACCAACATTGTTAATTCTTGTTCTAAATTCTTCATTCATAAATTTAGCATTATCTGCTGAGCTAGCTTCTATATTCAATGTATCAAACTCTATCTTAGCTGCATCGAAATCATTTGTTAAAATTAATTTTTTAACATCTCCTATTTTATTATTTAAATTATTTCTAAAATTTGTAAATTCCTCACTCAAATCTCTTTCTACTCTGTACTCGAGCTCGGCAGAATATCTAGCATCTTCCCTGGCTCTAGTTTGTTCTTTATCTATCAAATTTTGCTTGTCAGTAACTATTTTGGGCAAAGTTTGATTTAACAATCTATCTATAGCTGTTTCTGCTGGTGTATTAGGTAGCAATGTTCTTCTAGCCATTAATATACACCTCCACCAAAGTTACCAAAACTGCTTATAATATTGTTTTGTAGGTTAGATAAAAGTTGCTGACCTGAACCGCTCCCTATCACTCCAGGTTGCATCATAGCTCCAGTATTTGGAACGCTTTCATCTGGGTCTAAGCTTCTAATTTGCAATGCAGTTTGAGCTTGGCTACCTAAAAAGTCTAGTAGAGTTCCTTCTAGCTGACCTAATTGCCTTCCTATATTCTCTTGAACAGATTGCATTCCACTTTCTCTACTAGCTACTAAGCCTGACTGTTCTTGCATGCCTACTCTTTGTGCTAACCTTCTTTGTCTGTCTTGGGCTCCTGAAACCAAACCAGTTCTTCCTGATTGATTTCTAATATCATCCATAGTCCCGCTAAATCTTTGTCTTAAATCTTGAGACTGCTGGCTAAATTGCTGAGATACGTTAGAAAGCAAATTTGTTTCTAGTTCTCTTAAAGAATTTTGTGCACTTTCGAAGCCCTGTATGTCGAATGGGCTAAAAAACTCATCAAAGCCCTCAAATCTTTGTCCCTGTCCAAAGCCATAAAGAGTACCTGGTTGTGTTAAAGCTGACATTTCAAAACCTAATCCTGATAATAAATCAGAAATAGATTGAAACTCTGTTCTAAATCCGTTTGCCATTAGTATGTCCTCGTCGTTCTTTCTTGAAAATTTCTCATTAGTGTTGCACCTATATCTAAACTTGGTATCTCTATAGGTGTAGCTTTATATTCTTCTCCATCTAATAAAGCCCTAAATCTCTTAAGTGGTTGTAAATCTTTTAACTCCCTAGCTTTAATTCTATCTTCTACTCCTCCTATGCCAGTGAGTAAAGTGTCTCCAATGCTACCTTCTGCAAAAAACTTTAAAGGTTTCTTGTCGTCTGAAAACAATCTACCTCCTATCCTTTCAGCTATAGTATTTTTTCCTTTTACCACATTTGCTCTTTTTCTAAAAAATTCATCAAAATCTTTTCCAAAAGTTTTAGTCATTGTAAATGAAGTGTAGGCGTCCTGAAGAGCATTTGTCAAGTCTAATAGATTTTGTCCTTTTGCAGCTTCTTGTATAAAAGCATTAGAAGCATTTACATCCGCCTCAAAATCTGCCCTTGCACCTGAAAAAAACCTACCAGGACCAGCTTCTGCTTCTATAAAATCATCATACTCTTTAACTAAGCCTGCGCCAACTGCTGAACCTGCTCCTGTAATACTCGCTCCTAATAAAGGGTTTCCAGTGACTAAACCCACTCCAGTTCCTAAAACTTGTGCAGCAAGTCTTCTTCTTGAGCGCTTTTTAGCTCTCTTTTTCATTTCCCTTTCTGCTTTTTCTACTTCTATCTCATATTCACGTCTTGCGTCTTCTATATTTTTTCTTTCATCTGCTGCTTCAGATTGCAAGTTTGCTCTAGATAAAGTAGTTTGCAACGCTTGTTGTCCTCTTTGTCTAGCTAATAATTGTGCAAATGTTGCCATTATAATTTACCTTCCGTTAATTCTAAAAAATGCTCTACACTTCCAGCGCCTTCTTCTGTGTTGTAGTGTTTTTTCCAATACTTTGCTAATTCTTTCTTACCTTCTTTTATTGGCTCTGGGACTCTCCAGTACTTAATTCTACAATGTAAGATACCAGCGCTGATATTAGTACGAAGAATCCAATCCCAGTCATCAATATTAGCGTCGATGAAGTAATAAGGGTCAATCCCAAGAATATCAGCAGATGCCTGAAGCAATTCAGGGCGAGATGATATAAAGTTTTTACAATTGTCGACGGCTGTGCTGGGCTCCACTTGCCAAAAGCTTCGTGCAGGACCTTTACCAATTTGTCTGATATATTCGTACTTACTTTCCACAAGACCTGTAGCATATACGATATCCAAGGCTTCTTTTTTTGCATATTTTTCTCCCATTTGGACACAAACATCTTCTATTAGTTCTTTTATTTGTTTGTTATTGACGCCCATTGTTTCTCCTGTTAAGGTTAATAAAAATACTATGAGTATAGCTTGAATGTACCTCACCGCTATAAAATAGTAAATTTTTCTCCTCTATGTCAAGATTTTTCTCTCTATAAAGCATTATTATTGCCCTGGTCCACCACCTGCTTCATGGAATCCACCTATTGCATGACTCATGTGATGTGGTGTATTTAATATAGCAACTCTATGTGACGTTGTAACACTGGTATTAGGTGAACTAGCTAATGGATTATTACTACCACCTATCTTTTCAAATCCACTTACAGGTCCACTATTTTGTCCAGCATAAGTATTTAATATACCATTTATATTGCCACCTGTCATCAAAGAAGATAAACTTATATTAGCAGTTTCTACTACTTTACAGCCATCATTACCAATTTCTGACCTTAATGCTACATTTGTATTACTTACTGCCACTATTCAGCATCTCTAATTGCTACATAGTCTGCCATTTCAGATTCACACTCAGCAAGTTGTGCTTCTAAATTAGCTTTATGTGCTTCACAATGTGATATAGCTTCATCTACTGGTTTTACATCAGTATAATCTACTACTTCTACATCTTTTCCTGAAGCATCTTGCATAATTCTTGTATGCTTGATTTCTACCATTTTGACTGAACTTTGCGCTTGTTCTTGTGCTTTTTCTGCGATTACTTTAGCCATTTAACTTCTCCTTTAATTCGTTTATTTGTTTTTGTTGTTCTTTTATTGCTTCTACTAAATAAGGTATCATTTCCTCATATCGTAAAGTCTTGTACTCTTTTTCGTCATTTGACTTCAAAGGTAGTTTTTTCTCATCTACTAAATGAGGTAAAATCTTTTCTACTTCTTGTGCTTTAAATCCTGCACTTAATCTTTCTCCACCTTTTTTCCAATTAAAAGTATGTCCTTCTAATTTAGATACTACATCTAATCCATTTTCAATTTTTTCAAAGTTTTCTTTTAGTCTTATATCAGATGGTGTTGTAGAAAATGCAATTACATCTTTATCAAAGTGGACATTTCCATTGTGTGCAATTCTCATACTTTCAAAAAAATCGCCTGAACCATCAGTTCCCTGTGTGTAAAAAGATAATCCTATAATATCTGTATCTGTACTTCCATCTGCTACAGCAGTAATCATAGCCCTTCTTCTGCTTCCACCTAACCAACAAATTGAACCATAATTAGTTCCACTTGCTCCTCCATTATGCCCTTCAAGTAATATACTATCTTGTCCTGATGTTGTCATTGTAGCAGTTCCATCTCCATCTGAAGTAGTGCTTGTATGGGCAGACAAATCTAACTTACCATTAGGTGATGTAGTTCCTATACCCAATCGCCCATTTTCTCCTGCAAAAAATAATTTAGCAGTATTTTCATATCTCCATTCATAATCCCTATCAGTATTAAACATAAATGTATTACCTCTAATACCCATACCATAAGAAGTTGAAGCAGTTCCTGTATCGTGTAATAATATTTGATAATCTGCAAAACTATCAAACCCTGCACTTGTTGCTACATTACTTCCAAAATGTAAAGGACTATCAGGATTGGTTTCTCCTATACCGACATTTCCTGATGAGTCTATTCTCATTCTTTCAGTATTAGCAGTAAATAGTTTTAATCCTTTACCTGATGTTATAGTTCCAAAGTTAGCATTATCAGTATCTGCTGTAAAAAACCCTTCAACACTTCCATTGTTTGTTTTATATCCATTCGTAGAAAGTGTTTGTCCTACAACATGAAGTTTTACACTTGGTAATTGAGTCCCTATTCCGACATTACCTGCTGAAGTAATAGTCATTCTTGTATTGGTATTAAATGTGTCGCTATTAGTATTAAATTCTATTCCTTTTGTATTACCACCTTGAACTACTGCATTAGCACCATCATAACCAAACATAGCCCTATTATCTGAAACTTTAATATGTCTTGCAGTATTACCAGTTCCAATGTGTAATTCACTTTGTGCTGATGTGACTCCTATACCAACATTCCCATTGCTTTGTATTCTCATTCTATGCGTCATAGTACTGCTTGTAGATGTGTGAAAATCTAAATGACCTGCTCTTCCTGATTCACTACCATCTATTAAGTGCGTATCTATTTTTGCTACTGATGATGTTCCTGATTGACTATGACCGAATATTAATGCAGGTCCACTACCTGCACTTGATGCTGTGTTTCTAATTTCTATTGTAGGGTTAGATGAATTACCAGTAAGTATATTACCATTTATATCTACTCCATTATCATCAATTCTTAATTTTTCACTTGTATTAACTGAAACACCACTTGTAACATTAGACGCTACTTCAAATGCCATATAAGCACCACCTGAACTATCAACATTTACTTCTATTCTACCTGAATTACCATTTTGGTCAGGTGTTTTGTTTCTATGATTAAATGTTAAATTAGCATTACCACCACCATCATTAATAGTCATTGCCACACTTCCATTATTTTGTCCAGCAATAATATCATTTGTTGCTACAATACTACCATTATCTGATAAAGCAGTAATATTAACACCTAATGCACCTGAATTAACTTTTAGTCCAGTTTCATTTACTCTAACTCTTTCAGCAGAGTTTACATAAACAATAGCACTATCAGTAGAACCAGAACCGTTAGTTAATCTTAACATTTCTGAATTACCTACAAAGAATGCCAATCTATCATCAGCTGTTTCAGAAATATAAGTATGACCACCTCTACCATCTAAGTTAAATTTAGTTCCAGTAAGAATAGATAAATTTCCAGTATTTGTAAGAGCCATTTGTTCACCAGATGTATCCGAACCAAAAAATCTAAGATGCCCAAAGAAACTATCTATTCTCCATATACAACTATGGCTTGTGCCAGGATTGATAATTATTTCTCCACCTTCATTAGCATCTCCACCATCATCAACAGTAAGCAGTCCACCATCTACAATTAAATTTTTATGTATTGTGGTTTGACTTGGTGTCCAAGTTTGCAACATCTGACTATTAGTAGTATCTCTCAAATAAAGTAAATCATCTCCAGTATTATTATACATAAGAAACTTAGTATCACCATTATTAAACAATACACCATAACCAGTAGTAATTTGTCCACTTGTGCTTAATGTAGTAATGCCTGAAACTGCACCACCAAAAGTAGTAGGACCTCCGTTACCTTGCAATTCTAATCCAGTTGAACCACCAACATTTGTAAATGTTACATCAATTTTTTGACCATCAATAGTCATAGTTCTATTGCCACCATTGCTTGGATTAACAATAAAAACATCATCTGTGCTACCACCATTTTCAGAAATGTGTAGTCTTGCAGTAGGATTGGTTACTCCTATCCCAACATTACCTGATTTATCTATTCTCATTCTTTCTGAAGGATTCATGCTACTACTGGAAGTAGAAAATACTAATTGTCCTGTATCAGTAGTGTTATCGGTCTCGCAGCCTATTGTTGCACTACTTCCAGTTGCACTACTAAATAAATTTCTAAAATTAATATTTGCAAAGTTAATATTTGCTCCATCTCCGACGCCAATAAGACCTAACACATTTGCGTTTGCTGAATTATAAGCAGTTAATCTCTCTACCATCATAGATGTATTGCTACTTGTATTTATTCCAACATTTGCAGTAGAGCCATCAATTCGCATTCTTTCAGCAGCATTAGCAATAAATTTCATTACATTGCCATTGTGGTCATATCTTAAACTACCTGCATCATTATCTCCACTATCTCCAAAGTCTATCATCGCTTGACCAGTAGTTGATGTACAATTTAATCTTATACCATCATTATCTCCATGAGAAATGTTTAGCTTCATATTTGGTGATTGAGTTCCTATACCTACATTCCCTGAATCATCTATTGTCATTCTTTTAACAAAAGAACTATCTATTGAGAACTTACGACCTATATGTAATTTTGCATCATTATTACCAATAAATTCACAAGCAAAACCCATAGGGTCAGCATTACCACCAATCATTAAATCACCATTAGTAGTATCATTAGTTCCAATATGTAAAGAGCTTAATGGGTTTGTAACTCCTATACCGAATCTACCTGATGTATCAAATCTTGCATATTCTGTGTCATTACTTCCATCAAATACTAAAGGCATTTCAGCAGTAGAGTTAGATGCTCTTATTCTCATATCAAAAGGAGAATCATAATTTTTCATTATAGAACCATATCTACCTGAACCAGTACCTTCATTATGAAAGTTTAGTGTGGCATATCCATTACTATTATTACCAATTAATACATCATTGTCGTTTACATGAAGTTTTACACTTGGTGATTCAGTTCCTATTCCAACCTTTCCACCATTAAATGTCATAGCTGCATTAGTGCCATCTCCATCTGCATAAATTCTTGTAATACTATTGTTGTCATGAAATGCTGCTCTAAAACCTCCTGAAGCATTATATCTGTAAAATCCACCATTATCTGTATAATTACCTATTATATTACCTACGACATGCAAAGGATTACTTGGTGATGTAGTTCCTATACCAACCTTTCCAGTTGAATCTCCTGCTAAAATTTTATTAGAACCTGCATTACCTCTAAAATCAAAAGTTAATCTTCCTGCAACATTGTTAGCATCTTGGACATACATTCTTGTTTGTGCCCAAGTACCAGTATTAATAAATTCAAATACACCATTTGTTCCTTGTGCACCACCACTAAAGGTCACATCATTGTGAAGTCCATCTGCATGAAACAATTTTGCATCAGTTCCACTTCCTACCTGTAAAGTAGAATCAGGTGTAGTGTCAAGCAGTCCTACTCTATTAGCAGAAGCATCTACAAAAAAAGTACCTGAATCTATGTTTACATCTCCATCAGAATATGATAAAGTATCTACATCTCTTTGCCAATGAAAATCAGCACCAAAATTATGGAAAGTTCCATCAGACTCTCTTACAAATTTCGACTGAACAGAATAGTTAATAAAATAATTAGCTGCATGATTGTGATATGCTTGTGCATTACTACCACTTATATGTAATAAAGGATGATTAGAACTACTACCAGCTCTTGATACCATTCTTGCTTCCCAAGTTGTATTTGGCTCATCATAACTAACAATAAACACTGCACCTGTATCAGTTCCTGTACCTCTTGTAGTTAAAGTAATTTTGTATCTATACAAAGTATTCAATGTTGTACCATGTTCTTCATTTAATGTAATATTTACACCATTATCTGTACCTGTGTTTCCTGTTTGGTCTGAACCTGCTACTAAAACTTCATTTTGATACCATTTAAAAGTTGCTAATTCTGCACTTGTTGCTACTTCTAACTTTTCGCTTGGCGATGTCTCTCCTATACCGACATTTCCAGTATTGCCTTTAATAGTCATATTAGTATCTGAAGCATCTTGAAATATTATATCTCCATTTGTACTATTACCATTTATAATTACAAGATGATTAGAACTATCAAGTCTAAATAATGGAACAAGAGTTCCTGCACTATTTCTTGCTTTGAAATATGTATTATTTGACAATGCAATACTTCCATTAACTTCTAATTTTTCTCCAGGGTTTGCGACTCCTATGCCGACATTACCTGATGAGTTTATAGTTAATCTTGAACTACCACCAGTAGAAAATTCTAATTGATTTGCAGTATCACTAAACATTCCAGTATCAGTATCATTAGCAAAACTAAAACTTGGAAAACCCTCTAAGTATGAGCCACTTCTTACTTGACCACCTGATACTAATAATTTACCACCACTTACTTCTAACTTTTCTGTAGGTGTTGTGGTGCCAATTCCAATCCTATGATTATCTCCAGTTATATTCAAAACATAAGCTAAAGTACCACTACTATCTTCTGTACCAAATTGTAGTTTTTTTCCATGTGCTTGATTTCTAATTAATAAATTACCAGTAGAATTTTCTACAAAAGTATTATTTCCATCATCTCTAATATTTAAATCATTGATAGCTAAAATATTAGTACTTCCATTAAAAGTAAAAGAAGATTCAGTGGTTACATTTACAGCACCACCACCACCTGTACTATTATATGTCAATACACCATTAGCAGTAGTTCCTGTCACACTAGGTACATTCACTGGTGCTTCTGCTACTTTTAGATTAAAGTTATCACTTGAGTCCATAAATATAAAAGTATCTCCTGAAGCTGTAGCAGTTAAAGAACCTGTTTTATAATCTAATGTTACTACTCTAGGTTTTTCTTGACCGCCACCAGAAACATCTGTTGTGCCAAATATAGTGTTTTGAAATGTTGTAGTATCTGCATCATCTAAATATGTTTTAGCAAAAGAAGATATAGTAGTATCATTAGGCACTGTTAGTGTTTTTATACCATCTAAGTCTGTAACTTCACTATCCATCAATGCTCCAGCAGCAGTTACATTATCTGGGTCTGTTACATCTGCTAATGCTTCTATGCCATCTAATTTTGAATGGTCTGCTGCTTCAAAAGGAACTGATGTAGTTCCATTAATAGTTAGTGCATCAGTTTCTAATGTACCGTCTACATCAATATTCCCTGCTAAATCTATATCTCCACTTACAATTAAATCTTGTGCAATAGTAATATTACCAGTGCTTCCTACAAATAGTCTTCTTGCTCCTGATGTAATCAATGATATTTGGTCAGTGCCATAAGTAGCACTATTTCCAAATACAATAGCTGCAGGAGAAGCACCAGTTTCGCTTTGATTAACTATACCTCTCAACATAATATATCCTGAAGTTGACATACTTGGGTCACCAGTTAAAAATGAAGAAGTAGTACCAGTAGATAGTCCAAGATTTGCTCTTGCTGTTGAAGCATTAGTTAAATCTGATAAGTTAAGCGACTTCACTAATAAAGTATCTAAAATATCAGCATTATCGTCTAATGCTGCAGCTAATTCATCTAAAGTGTTAAGGTTATCAGGTGCTGCGTTTACTAATCCTGCTACTTCAGTATCTACATAAGCTTTAATAGATTCTGAGGTTGATAAGGTTGTAGCACTTGCTCCTGACATTGTATCAGAATCCAATATAGCACTACCACTTATACCAGTATTGATTACTGGGCTTGTTAAAGTAGGTGCTGTTAAAGTTTTGTTAGTAAGAGTCTGTGTTCCTGTAAGAGTAGTAACTGTAGAATCTATAGATATATCATCAGCATTAGCATCTATACCTGTACCACCAACTACATCTAAAGTTATCTCTCCTGTAAGGCCTCCGCCAGTAAGACCAGCACCAGCTATGATTTCATGAATATTTCCTGTTTCGTCTGTCTCTGTTGACAAGGTAGGAGATACCTGTACAAATTCTTGTTGATATACAATACCATTTCTTTTTTCTTGTTTAAATAATTTACCCTTCTCTAGAAAAGAAACAAGTTCACCTTCTCTAATATTTGTTTTAGATGGTCTTACTTTAAAGAAAGAGTCAATATTGTTGACTAAGTGTTTACCAGACTTTGGCATTATGAAGCTCTCTTGTACTTTGTTCTATACTCTATTGTAATATCATTTATCTCTAATTCATTAGTAGTGTCTGCCCCACGCACATCTAGTCTAATAGATTCACAGTCTTGGTTTACTGTGAAAACAAGAGTTTTAAATTGAGCAGAGTCAATGTCTACAGTTTCTGTTGTGGTAAAAGTCCCTCCAGTCCCTCCGCTATTACCATTTAAAAGCGTTTTTAATGTAATACCAGCACTAGAACCGTCATCTTTTGCAGTAATATAAACTTTATATATCTTCTTTACTCTTCCTGGTTCATCAAAATCTATATCTTTAGTTCTAAAGAGCATATGTGAACCACCACTATCTCCAGAAGATAACTTTCTTATAGTTTTATTATTACTACCATGTGCATACTCTGCAAAAAACATACCACCTACTGTAGATACTATATTAGACATACCTTTCATACCATTATTGTCTACAATATCTTGTCTATTTTGCTTAAACCAAGCTTGTGTGTTAAAATCGTATACAAAAAAACCATTAGTTCCATTTGTTCCAGATTCAGTATTAGCAAAAACAACTAACTGTTTGTTGATGTTGTTATAAGATATAGCATGAACTTTTCCTTGGGTTTCTGTATTCCATGCAGAGTCATCTAACTTTACTGTAAGTTCAATAGGAGCTGATTCTCCATTGTAAATATATACACCATTCTCATTAACCCAACATACACCAAAGGCAGTCTTTGTAATAGATTCAGGATATTTACATCCCATACCTTCATATTCTGCCTCCAAATACCAACCAGAATCAGATGTAGATGAAACATTTACAATATAAAGTTTATTTTGTTTATATGCTAATAACCTATTACCCATACTAGACAAAGCATTAAAAGAATCTCCATCGTTTATTCCTATATCTAAGAAAAAAGATGTAGGAAATGTTTTAAATCTATTAACAGGACTATAATGTATTCTGTCATCAAAAACTTCGTCACTAATTCTTACATTGCAAACCCAAGCTCTTCTAGAACATACGGTTGCTCCTTTAAATCCTCCGATAGTTCCAAAGTCTAATCTATCTTCATCTTGAGAATAACCATTGATACTTTCATATGTATCTAGGGCTGGAGATTCTGCGCTCAAACCAGTTACAGAAGCATCAGCTGAATTGCCGCTAGCATAAGTTCCTGAGGTAGACCAAACTTTATAATCGTCAAATAAGTTTGTTCTTACACCTCTTTCATAGTCTACATCTAGTAACAGTTGATATCTTTCATTGCTATTCTGCGCTCTTACATATATTCGTACGCCTTTTTCACCCTCTCTAAATGCATTGGTTGTATTGATTTTAAAACCTATGTCTTCAAAAAATTGACCAGCAGTTAAAGTACAAGTGTGAGGACTGGAGAATACATGAGGTAAAGTTTCATCACCAGTATAGTCTACAAAAGTATATGAAAATTCATATGTATCTGCTTCCCAACCGCCTCCTGATGCTCCTTTATCATATATAACTTCAAACTCTCCATCTAAATTTAAAGTTGCAGAAAAAGAATCTGCGTCAGCAAAGTTTGCAAGATTAGTTGCTGTATCTGTTACTTTAGCAGAACCTGAAATAAATTTAGCTACGCTCTCACCAAATCTATCTTTTGTGACAAATTGTAATACTTTAGGATTGCTATTAGCAGCTCCAGATACAACTCTTTTATCTGAAACGTACAAACTTCCATCAACAAAATAATATACAGGTTCTACATTTGTAGAGCCGCCTAAAGCTATTTGATTATCAGCTCCTTGATGTGTAAAATCACCTGTAGCATTATATGCTCTTGTATAGAATTTTATATCAGTTCCGTCTGGATATGCTAATACTTCTACCGAAGATTCATAATCAGCTCTAGCTCCAGTCGTTATGCCGACATCATATTGAGAATTAAAAGAGAATAAACCATTGCCTTTTGCAGCATGATTTAGAGAAGTTACTCCAGAAACAAGGTCTGAAGGAAATGCTGCAGTTCTTAAAGTACCTGGAACGTTTGTCAATGTATTAGTACATAAAGTTAACTCATTGAGCGCAACATCCCTAGGAGAGGACTTGGTATTAAGTCCTCCGCTAAAGTCATTCATTTTTAACATCTGTTTAGGCACTTAGCACCCGCATCCGCATTCACAGTTCATATTCTCTCCTTATTTTAGGGCTTTTTTAACTTCAGCCCAGATTTCATCGTCTAATTTGTTATCTGATTTCTTGATGAAATAATCACCAAGCTTTAATAACACGGCTTTTAAGATTTTCTCACTTAATAACCCTGTTAATAATTTACTGACTACTATATTCATGTTATCTCCTGTTTACCATTTTACTCTATTAGCCCAGTAAGCTGCACTCATCTTACCTTTGGCTATATTTTTTCTATGTCTAGCCTTAAAACTTTTGCGTTTCATTTTAGTTTTTCTAGACTCACCCTTTTTAGGTTTGCCAGCAGTCTTTGCTCCTTGCTGTCCAAACCTTATAGTCTTAATTTTTCCACCCTCTTTTGCAACAACGATATGAGATTTTTTAGGATGACTAGGAGTACGTTTAGGTTTATTATAACCTGATACTCCAGCTCTTGCTAATCTAGGGTCTTTTTTACTTTTTCTTTTTGGCGGCATTTTTCATCTTCCCTTTTTGCTGCAACATTTTAAAATCTAATGCTGTAATCTTATTTCTAGGTGGTGCCATACCAGCAATTTTCATCTGTTTTTTACTTAATCCAGGCATTACTTTATCTCCTTTCGAATTTTATCAAAAACTTCTCTTTCATCAAACTTCATACTTATACCAGGTTCAAACCTTATTATCTCTACACCCTTTTCAAATATGATAATAGTAGGAACTACTTTAACTTTCCACTCTTTTTGTATAACAGCACCTATAGTTTTATTAGCTAAATCTATCTCCGCTACATAACAATCTTTTAATTTTTCTAAGGGTAATCTATTTTTATAATTCCAAGAAGCATTTACTTGTACCACAGCACACTCTTCCTGGCTCATAAGTTGTATAGCCTGAAAACTATCTAAATTAACTGATTGCGAGTGCAACCAAGAAAAAGATAGTCCAAACCATAAACATAATGATAACATTGTCTTTCTCATTATCTAACCTCATTTATTATTCATATCGATAAGCGTTTGAGTTATAGTTTTCGTATCTTCTTTAATATCGTCTACTTTCTCTTCTAACTTATCGACCTTACCTTCAGTATTTAATATTGAATCACGTATCATTTGGTCTTTTAAATCATACTCCATACGTGAAACCTCTGGCTCAGGTAGTCTTTTAGCTTCTTCTATGTCAGCTTGCAGAGAATACCATAAACCAATAACCATACCTATAGTAACAGCAATACTGACAGCTGTTTCTATAGATAGTGTAAATTTGCTATCTTTACCTATCTCCATTATTGCCCCTTTATCTCATATCAGCTGGTGCAACAGCTCTAGTTCCACCAGTCTTATCGTTTTTCTTCATACCATATCTTCGTACAGCTTCTTTATAATTAGCCATACATTGTTGAGCAGAAGCCATTCTTATTTGAGCAAGACCAGCGTCATTTGCTCTAGCTGCTGCGTCCATTAATGCTTTTCCTTTTACATAATCAATAATTGCAGGTTGTAAAACATTATCTATATCTATAGTTCCAGTAATACTTGTAAGTTTATCAGGTTCAGAGTAATAAGAAATCAAAAGACCGTCAATCATTTGGTCTCCAGTAGAGCCTAACTGAACTGCTTTTAAATTACCTTTTTTTGTTTCTGTAGTGCTACCTTCACCTTCAATAGTAGCTATACCTAATCTATCTCCTTCAATCCACCATACAAAAGTATCGCTTGGGTCTTTATATGTACTACTTACAAAAGCCATTATACCTCCGTCCAGTTTGTGTTTGCTTGAGTGCTTGACTCATTATAAAATTGTTTTATTTCACCATTAGAAAGTCTTGGTATTTTTATAAACTCTCCTTCTGAATTTTTTATAGTGCATCTAAATACTTTATTAATAGTAACACTTTCATCATCATCTAAAGCGTACCAAAGCTGATTATGAACTAAATTTGTTTTTGCATTTTCTATTTGATTAGTGTATCTACCCATATCAATCAATGCTTCATTAATTAAGTTAAGTACATAGTTCTCTGATATATCAGGAACTGCTTGAAGTACTCTACTATATATTTCTTTACCTGTAAATTCTATTGCTGCCATTATAACGCTCCTTGCAAGGTTTGTATTTGCTCTTTATATCTTGCATCTACTATAGCATATTGTTTCTCATACCAACTATATTTAGCTATATCTTTTTGTAAATTACTATTGAATTCTTGTACCTCATCAGATACCTGTGCTGCATATTTTTGTATTTCTGTACGAAACTTAATCAATATATCATCGTTGTTTTGTATAGCTGCTGCCATTGTTTGTGCTGCATTTTGCAATGCTAGCGCTTGGTCAGCTGCTTTGTTAGCTAAGTCAACCTGAGTTGCTTGTTGTGCCTCTTGTCTGGCATCAGCAGCATCTATGTTAGCTTGATTTAATGCTTTTTGTAAATCAGATTGATGTTTTTGTATCTCTGCTTGTACATTTGCTTGGTATCTTACATTTTCCTTGTTAAATTCATTTAACTCGTTTTGTATATCTAAACTGTAGTTTTGTAATTCTGTATCTCTTTGTTTAGAAAAAATAGCGAAATCTTTTTCATAGTTTGCTCTATATAATGTAACTTCTTTGTTAATGTTTTGTTCATAAAGTCTTAGCTCAGAAACAAATTTAGAAACTAAATCATCATTGTTTTGTATTGTTGCTTGCATAGTCTGAGCTGCATTCTGTAGTGCCAAGGCTTGGTCTTGTGCTTTATTAAACTTGTCTACATCTGTAGTTTGAGCTGCTTCTTGTTGAGCGTCTCTAGCATCAAGCTCTGCCTGAGTAATAGCTTTTCTTAAGTCTGAATTATGTTTGGCTAGTTCTGCTTCAACATTAGCTCTATACTTAGCGTTTTTTTCATTAAAATCATTAAGTTCATTTTGTATATCTGCTTGGTATTCTGCTAACTCGTTATTTAATCTACCTAGTTGTAATTGTGCTAATTCTACATCTTCGTTTGTTTCTAAAAATGTTTCAAACTGTGCTATATCAAAACTTTGACTTGGTTTTGTGTAGGTAGGAACATCTCCAGATATATCTGCTTTAGCAACTGTAGCAACTGTAATAGCTGATACTGCACTAGCACTAGCGTCTGCGTTTGTTGCAGCAGAATAACTTACTGTACCTAATCCTGGAGCGCTTGGCGCCGAAGAGCTTATACTCAAATCAGATATACTTAAATTACTAGTCAAGCTTACAGAAGGTTTACTATAAGTAGGTACGTCTCCTGATATGTCAGCTTTTGATACGCTGGCAACTGTTATAGCTCCAACAGAACTAGCGCTTGCATCTGCATTACTAGCTGCTGAGTAACTTACTGTTGAAACACTAGGAGCGCTTGGTGCACTCACACTTACAGTCAAAGAGCTAATTGCATTCATGTTGTTTTGTAACCTTAATAAAGCATTTCTAGATGCATATAAAACAACTGCTTCCTCTGCCTCATCTGGGAAGTTTACTATTGAACTATCTCCGTGAGCCACAGTTATAGAAGAATTTATAAAAACAACTCTACTATCATTACTTGTATTGCTTCCAGGATATGTGTTTAAAAGTTGATTTTGTATTATATAAGCTGGGTCACTTTCTGAAGCAGCTTCCATATAGTTTGTATCATTTACTCTACCCATCATTGAAGGTGGTAGTTTTCTACATGGTGTATAAATTTTACTTGTATGATTATTATCTTTTCTAACAACTGCTAAAATCTTCTTACCTTCTACATCAATTGTATTAGTAAAGTTTTCATTACCAGCTACTCTCTCTAGTTTGTTAATAGGCAGAATATTTATAACAGAACGTGCACCAGACGACAACCAGTCATTTAATGCTGTATCATCAGTGCTTGCAAAGCCTGTTAAATCATTTATTCTTGTTTTAAAATCAGCCATTATCCTTGTCCTCTACTTCTTTTTTTATAATATTTTGTACTGTTTTTCGTACCAAACTTTGTATTGTGGCTTTGTCCTTGCCTAGTTTTTTTCTTTCCATTACTATGTCTTGTCTGTTTTCCAAAAACTGGTCTAGGCATTACCCTCTTCTCGCTTTCTTACCATCTCTTTTGGCAAAAGTCTTAACATTGGTTGGTTTACCTCCAACTCCCTGTGCTTTTGCCCTTTTTCTTCTTACTGCACTACGTCTTTGTGCGGCGGTCATTCTTGCTGCTTTAGCTGCAGGAACACATTTAGGGTATTTTCTTTTGCTACCTTTTGCAGAACTACGACCACATTTTTTGAAGCCGCCACCCTTTTTTTTAGCACCAATGTCTACCCAGTCCTCTTTGAACCACTTTCTTAGACCACCTTGGTAAGCCATTATCTGTATCCACCACCGCGTTTTTTATAGGTTCTTACCAACCAAGCATTAGCATAAGCAGAAGGATATACATCAAACTTACGTTTAGCTTCAGCTTTAACTCTTGAGTACAAAGCTTTATTTGTTGGAGTAGGACTACCTTTTTTTCTGGTTGTCTTACGTTTTGCACTTGTTTTTCTCTTTGTTTTTCTTACTGCTTTTTTTCTTGGCATTATCTACCTACCTTTTTTTGTGCTGCTTTATGAGCTTGTGTAAAAGTTTTACCTCTTTTCATCATGTTAGTCATACTTTTCATATGTTTTCCTGTATGATGCTTAGCATGTTTTTTCATTGTAACTTGCTGTCTTTTTGTAAGACCAGATATATCTACACCTTTTACCATTACTTTCTTTTTCTTAGTAACTGCCATATCTACTTTTCTTCATTGTTTTTTTCTTTTTCTTCATTGTACCCTTTTTCTTTTTCTTTTTCTTTGGAGTACCTTTACCATATCCTACACCTCTTGGCATTACATTACCCTTATTCCTTTCCCGCTAGGAGCGGGTTTAGCGTTTTTATTAGTTTCTTTCATTCTTTTTACACCATCTTCCATAGACATGTGTTTAAAATCTATTTGGTCTTTCCTAATTGCTGTTGCCCAAGAATTATTTTCTCTAATAACAAAATTGGTGTTCCATTTATTAGGAGCTGCCCTCAAACCGCAAGAAGGACAATTAAACATACCTTCAGGGTTTGGCTCATTACAATGTTGACACTTAGCCATTAATCTTTTGTAATTATAATATATGCAATTCTACTTCTGTCAAATTTAACTGCTTTTATATCCACTAGTTTTGCATCATCTATAGTTTCTATATAGTCATTGATTTCTTTAGCCAATGAACCTGCAACACTGCTAGCATCTGCAGTAATATCGTTAATAATAACTTTTGTAGTTGTATTAAAGTTTGCCATTTTTTCTCCTATATTTTAAAATTCTTTATAGGTTTCGGAGTGGGTCTAACCCACTCCATAGTACCTAATAACTATATTATGATGTTGTTATACCGTCATTGATAGCACTCATTGCATGTGCATAGTACTCTCCGTTCCAAAACATAAGTTCAACAAAGTCGCCTCTTTGTGAAGCAGCTTCTACGATTACGTTAGAAACTTGAGTTCCAGCAGTTGAATTAGCAGCGTCTCCGCCTGCGTCCTTCATTACTAATGAAATGATTGCACTTCCTGCTTTAATAGTAATGTCAAATGATGGTGTTTCTTCATGTACAACAAACTTGTACACTGCACCGTTTTGACCTGTAGCAGCTGTAGGTAAAGTAATATCATATGCTCCATCTGCTGATGAAAGCATAAATACTTTACCAGAATCTGCTTCTACTATTGTTTTAGCAGCGGTAATGTGTTCTACGTTTGATAGTAAACCACCAGCACCACTATTTTTTTCTAATAATGCACCTTTAGCCATTTTATAATCCCTCCACGTTGTATAGAGCGTGACATTCAGGTAGTGTGATTTCAAGACCAGCTTCAGTCATAATCATGTCTTTTCTTAAATCTTCATCCGCACCTTGTACGTTTGTCATGATTTGAGTGTCACGATTTAAACCGTTACCAACTAATGGTCTGTATGCCAATTTAGACATATCAGCCATAAGCATGAATCCACTAGCAATACCTCTAAATAGAGGTTCTTTCACTAAGAACATTGAACCATGTATAGTGTTGATTTCCATTAAGGAGTGACCAAACTGTCCTGATACTTGGTTTAAGTTCATTCTGTATGGTGACTGATTTGTTGTTGTAGCACCACCACTTAGTGCAGCATTGTTATTATGTGCAAGTGATTGTGACAAGAACGCATCTCCGCCCAATTTGTTAAAGAATGAGATTACTGGCAAAGAAGCCATAACAAGTTTTTCGCTTGCTCCGCCTCTTGCTGGGTCAAAGATAACCTCTAAATCAGAAAGCAATCTATCATATGTAAGTTCTGCTTGAGCTACACTTCTGTAGTAAGCTTTACCTGAATCATATGAAAATGCTGAGTTATCTGTTACTGGAGCAACATTTTTTACAATGTGTCCAACTAGACCTTCAGTATATTGTACTCCGTTTACACGAGCTTTTTGTCCAAAGAGCATAGCTCTTTCGATGTCTACTTTGTGTTCACGTAATTTTTGAGCCCAAATTCTATCAAATTCGTTCTCATAGCCACGGTATCTTGTAGCTATTGCTGTGTTGGTTAATTCACAAGCAGTTTTAAAGATTTGAGTATAACCAAAGTCATCTTCAATTGTATCTGAGAAAGTGTCAGGTGAACCTGTTCCTTCTTCAAATGATGTACCAACAATTTGACATCCGTCATTGTCTGCTAATACATTATGTCCTGATACGCTTGATTCTGATACATCAATAATTCTACCTGAGAAGGTAGTATTAGCTGATTGTACGTTTGGTGCAGACTCAACTCTAACTAAAACTTGCCCATAACCAGCTGTTGAATCAACAGAAGCGATTGCTATTACCATTCCTTTTGTTAGGAATCCAATAGCAGCGCCTGCTCCGTCATCAACTGTAAAGTCATGTAATTGTCCCTGTGCTACTGCAGAACCGCCGTTTACCGCAGCTGCTAAGCTGAAGTTACGTGCTGTGTAGTTAGTTACAGTTCTGTTTTCTAAATATCTAAAAACAGAATCATCTGTAGCTTGTTTTGCAACTTGACTTAGATAGACGAAAAAAGGTGACTCCTCTGGCATGAGTTCTGCAACTCTATCAGAGAAATCATATAAACGTCTAACGTCAGGTATTTGTCCTACTCCTGCATCTTTAGCTGCAGCTGTAATCACAGATGACTTTAATGTTCCTTGATTAAAAGCCATTTTATTTTACCTCTTAGTTATTTAGCAATCCTACTTCTCTTGCCTACTGCCATAACTCTGTTCCATACTTGGTCCTCTTCGGATTCTTGTTGAATTTCTCCTCCTTGTAAAACACCAGCTGGTTTTGGAATTGATTTTGCTTTTTTTACAGCTTCCATATTCTCACTCTGCTTAGCACCCTTGCCCTCTCCTTCTTTCCACACTTTAATAAGTGTTTCGATAGGAAGATTAGCTTTTGGTGTAGTGGCAAACTGCAAGAATTTTTCTGCATCATCTGCACCTAAGTTGTGCTTACTTACCAATTCTGTTTTTAAGTTATTCATAGCCATTTGATTTTGTAGTTTTGCTAGTTCGTTATCTACTGTTTCGTGCACAAGCTTTTTCTCTTGACTTACTCTAAATTTGTAAGACTCAGAGTCTGGCTTGTAGTAGGCATCCCAAGGGTCAAAATTCTCTGGAGTTGTACTCTCTCCAGCATCATTGCCCTCAACTGATTCTCCAGCAAGGCTTTTTTCAATAACATCTACTAATTCAGGTTTTTCTGACAATACTTGTCTTAATTGTAACAAATCACTACTATCTTTTTTTAAGTTTTCATGCTCTGCAACCTTTTTATCGTACATTGATTGAAATTTCTTTGCTTCTGATTCCCAATCTGCTTCTTCAGATGCGTTAACACCTTCTTGTTGAGTAGGCTCTTCTAATGCAACTTCTTGTTCCACTACAGATTCTACTATTGGGTCTTGCTGTTCAACCTGTTGTTGTTCTTCTTTTGCCATATTATTCTCCTCTCCTGATTTAGTCTAAGACTCTGAACCAGGTTCGTTTTCATCTTCAGTCTCCAAAGATTGTCCCATTTGGTCTACCATCATGCCTAACTGCATCACCTTTTCTTTTTCTTTTACTTTAGTGGATGATTTTATTTCTCCTAATTGAGATTTAAATTTCTCTACTTCTGTTCGTTTTCTGGCAGATACCATTTCACGCTCAGATGTTTGTAGGTCACCACTTAGCTTTTTAACTTGATTTTCAAGCGATGTGATATACTGTTGCATTTGTGCCATACGTCCTTTTCTTTGAAGAACACCTTCTTTGTCAAAGATTTCAGTTTTCTTTAAAACCTCGACATCATCTACCAGTCCAAGTTTATAAGCATCAAGGTACATATTGTACTCTGCAACCTTATTGCTTGGTAAAGTTGAACCTGATATTACTCGAATGTCATGCTGACCCAACTGAATATCGTTAGTTATTGTCAGTATTTCATTTCGTTTATCATCATACATTCTCATATTAACTGAAAATTCAGTAATATCATTATTTGGTTGTACGATTCTAAATGTTTTTGCAAACCTATAGTGGTCTTTAGCTAAATTATATACTACTTGACCAACCATAGATAAACTTGCTTCTATATCTCTTAATTTTGATTTACCTCTTGATTCTCCCATTTCAGATAAAAGCATAGTACCTCTAACTGATTCTGGTGCAGAGTCTTTGAATCCTTGCAATAACTCTGGTATTCCAAAATTTAAATCTATATATTTTTCTACCCTATCGATTAAATAATAAAACTCACTTGTTAAAGGAGCTGGTTGAGGATAATGAGGTTCTCCAAATTCTGGGTTATATTCTATAACAGCGTTTGGGTTAGCCCAATCTCTTTCTAGTTGACTTACATTATCTATGCTACCTTCAGGTATTAATAATTTTAATCCAGCAGCTGACTGAGCGTGTGACAAGGTTAGAGAGAATAACTTATTTAAAAGCCTTTGAGAGTCTTTAACCTTGTTCACATCTGACTTTGGATAGGGAGTATTAGTCCAAATGTTCGTAAAAGGAACAATTGGATAGATATCAGTATTTAATATACGCTCATATAATAAAGTGTCTCCAATGCTACTGCATTGTGCAATTCTTGTTTGCATAATTTCTTCTATTTGTATAGAACCATTATTAATAGCTTGTTCTGTTTCTGCTTCTTGTATAATTTCTAAATATACTTCTGGGTCTACAATTTTCTCTGCTCCTGTCAATGTGTTAAATAATCTGTAATAAGGAACTTTTACTTTATAGAACCTATCTAGTATTTGATATTTTTGAGAAACACTATAATCTAAATCTTTAGCTTCAGCTGGTGTTAAAACAGCATTACTGTTTTTCAAACTACTGTTCGGGTAATCCTCTCCATACAAAGAGTTAACTCCAACTTCTATATCATCAATCATTTCTTCTAATTGTGGATATAAATCTAAAACTTGTCTTCTTGTAAGAAACGTAGATAATATAATACCTGAAGCATCATTAAAAAACCTATCTCTTGCAGCTGGGTCTACATATACTCTAAATGGGTCTACATGAGTATACTTTACTTCACCTCTTCCATAATCAGCTTCTGGGTCTACAAAAACATACATATATCCTAAGCCAGTTACTGCATAATCGTGAACTACTTGTTTGAAAGTACTATCTCCGTTAGATATATCCCATATATATTCTAAGATAGTTTTCCATACGTTTGCTATTTTGTTATCAGAATCTTCTCTAGCTATAACAGAAAACCTTGCAGGTCTTGCTGTTAGAAGAGATTTTAGTTTATCAACAGCTGCATAAACTCTATCTATTACAAAATCTGCCTGACCAACAGACTGAAGTGCGTCTGATTCGTCTGTACTATAATGATTACCTAAAGTAAAGTCTACTGCGTTTCTTGCCTCTAAATCCCATCTTTGTCTAGCGTCTCTCCAACGTCTAAATAATTCTTTTGTGATTTGCGGTTTTGATTTGTTGTTTTCGTCGTAATTTGCCATATACTCCCATTTTTGTATTTTACGTCTAAAATAATAAGTTTACGACGTTGTTGTCAAGATAAATATTATATTTTTTGTCCAGTAATCCAACTTACTGCTCTACTGGCTACGTTTTTTCCTTTATTTGACATTCTTTCCTCGAACTTGCCTCTATCTACAGCACTACTTTTTGGTGGCTTTGCTGTTGTTACAGCATACCATAAACCATCTAAAAGGTCATCGTTTCTACCTTTTGGAAACTCAAACATCTCATCTACTAAGTCTTGATGCTCTTTTTTTATAAACAATTTTCTACCATTAACAATAGGGCAAAGTAAAGATTCTAATCTATCTTCTTTTTTTATTCCTCCAGGTGGTCTTACACCTTGAGATAGACCTGGAGCTAATTTTCTGTCAGAGCCAGCTAATTTATTTACATGGTCTTTAATTAATCCTTGTGCTCCTACTTTTTCTACATTCACTCTTCTGACTGGATGAAATTTTCTAGCTATTTCAATAATTTGTTTTGGCATATCGTACAAAGGAGAATGCTCTCTGTAGTAATCTAATAAATATATATTTCTATCACTATCTATTGCTATTGTTACAATTACTTGATAATCGCTTTTTGCATTTGCTTCATAAGCTAAATCTACGCCCATATACAAGTGAACAGGAATTGCTGCTTCATCTATCATCATATAGTTAAAACCATTTCTATTTTCAACATGTCCTCTATAATAATTTATTCTGTCAATCAAAAATTTAGCATTTTCTACATCTCTAGCTTCATTTAAATATTCTTGTGCAAACTTGTGCACTAATCCCATATCAGTAAACCTACTTTTTATATCTAAAAGTTTTTTCTTACTAAAATAGTTTGGCCATAAAGGCATGTCATCTTGTATAGCTTTTTTATATAAGACAGCCCAGGCAGACTTTCTATCGTCTCTCTGGGCGTCTAACCAACCATCGTAAACTCCTTGTAGGAAAGAATCGTAATGGACTATCGTACCAATAAGCCATATTGAACCTTCGTTTCCTCTGGAGTTTTCTAGAGCGGGTTCTACTGTTGACATAACCCATTCTTTAATCTCCTTTCTTCTATCTGGTGTTTTAGTGTTAAGCTCTGATTCAAAATCATCTAAAATAATATTTGTATATCTCAATCCTAGTTGTGACCTACCTCTTAATCTTTGAGATGTACCTTTAGCTATGATTCTATCTCCTCTAGCTGTTGTAAATTCTTTTTCTGTCCACTTGCTACCTTTCAAATCTCCAAAGTAATATTGTAAAGCAGGGTTCATATCAATATGGTTTTGAATGTATTTTATGTGGTCAATAGCTTGTGATTGTTCTTCAGAAACCCAAGCTATAAATTGTTTTTTTTCAGGCGGTGAAAAATAAAGTTGATACAATAATGCAGTTTTTGCTAATGTAGACTTAGCATGACCTCTAGGAAGTATAATACATATTCTTTTTTCATCTCCTAATAACAAATCACTTAATTCGTACTGATAGGGTGCTGGACCTGATTTCATAAAATCTTCAGGTAAAAACATTTGACCAAAGGTAATTATGTCTTTTTTTGCTAGTTCTAAGGCTTTTTCTTTTTGACTTAGGTCAGGAGGTATTATATTAAACTGTTGAGGCTTCGTATTTTTTTTCATATACCCTATCTAACATGATTAAAGTTTTCATAGAATGCCAATCACCGTCTGGGACCTCTGTAAAAGTTCGAGACTTCTCCCAAAGTTTTGGACCTGCAACATAAATCCACGCTTTTTCTGTTTCGCCATTATCTAATTCTACGTTTACAGTAGTTCTTATATATAATCCACCTTCTACATTCTCGTACTCGTCATACATGTTTAGTTCTTCTGGTGTAATATCCATAAGTTCAACAACAGCACCTTTTCCTTTTTCATTTTTAATTATTGCTGGAAATGACTGTGTTCCAGGAAAAACTAGGCTAAAACCTTTTATTTTTCCTTTATCTGGATAATCTCTTCTTAATGTGCCGTATACTGCTAATCTCATGAATACGCAACCTCTCTAACAATTCCTACATTAGTTATTTCAAACTCACAATCATACATAGTCAAACAATTAATACATTTAATTTGATTTGCTTGTTGTGATTTTATATCCCAAATAAATACAGCAGTTTTTCTCAATGGATAGCTGCAAATGTGGCATCTTTTATTTCTCGCGTGTAATTTCAACTTCTTCCAGCTTTTTGACTTCTTTCCCCTGAATTGCATTTAGTTGCTCCTTTGTAAAACCTTGGAACAAAGTTACAGACTCTGTTTGTTTTTCAGTGTCCATCATTCCAGAAAGTTTCATTAATGTTGTTATAGCAGTTAACTTATCTCTATCAGTAGCTCCTGATTTATCTATTATATTTCTCATTTCTTCTAATAGATATAAAGGTGTAATTTCTGCTTCGTTTAAATATTTGTCTATTTCTTCTCTAATCAATTTTTTCACCCTATCTGTTTTTAATAATAATTTAGCTTGAGATTTTGCATAATCTTCTTTTTTACTAGGAAAAGCTTTCATATACGCATCTACTACATCATCTCCTTTTGCTACATATTTACTGAACAAGAACTCTTTTTCAGTTACATGTTTACGTTCTTTCTTTCTTACAGAAGGAGATTTACCTTTTGTTGAAAAGGTGTGCATGTTTGTTCTCATTGGTCCTTTTAACTTAACTTTGTCAGAACATATAAAAGAACCTATTATAGTTCTAATAAATGTTGTTTCTTTTTTTGTATTTTTTTTCAAAATACCTAAATGTAAAACTTGACATACGTTGCCGTCATCAGTCAAAATCCAATCACCTTTGTTAGAATGCCTCCAATCAGTCACTAGAGAAACACTTTTATGATACTCTCTAAACTCATTTTCACTTTCATACAAATGGTGTTTCACACCTTTTACAACTCTTTCTTGCATAATATAACTATTTTTAACCTTTACCGTCAATGTTAAGTTCGTCTAAAACAAACCTAATATAGTTATTAGCAAGAAATCTCATTTCGTTTACTTGTTGGTCTAGTCTCATTAATTGACCAGCAAGCTCATTTGCACGCCCATATTGAGCTTTAGCCTCATCGGATAAATCAGAAAGATAAAATTTTATTTCTTCTCCCTCATGCAAAATCGTTAACTGTTCTTCTTTTTTCTTAGCCATACTGTCTCCTTATAATGGTCTCACCATCGGTGGTGCATGTTCTTCTAGTTTTCTATGTAAAAGCTCTAATATCTCAACATCTGCTACATTGTGGTCGTATACATATTTTAAAGACTTTTTATCGCCCCATCTAGCTTTTTGCCAGTATTCTGGTTTTATTCTAGTTTTTCCATCTATTCCAAAAAACTCTGTAGCTGCTTGTAAAGATGAACGATGTAGCTTTAGCTTTGACCTAACTACATAATATAGGTCTTTATGTGACTTTTGTTTGTACATTGGAAAATATGTTCCATGATATAGAGCTCTTGTTCTAATAAAAGGTATATCAAATCTAGTACCATAATAAGTCATAATAACATCATATTTGTTCATTTCTTCAACTAGAAGCTCTACAATACGAGCATCTGACTTATCTGACATTAGTTCTTCTCTTGTTATACAAGCTCCTTCTACTTTCTTTATTCCTCTTCCTTTTATACACCAAGAAAGCATAACATCGATATTTGCACTAAATCCAGTAGATTCTATATCTAAGTAGCCTATAGTTTTTTCATGTCCAGTTTTGTATCTTTTTGGTTTTCTAAAACCCAAAGACTCTATTTTTCTTGTAACCGCTTTATATGTTCTATTATATCCAGCTAGTCTTATTTCTTGGTACAGAGTAAAAGCAGACTTATTTGTCTTTTCATACTGGTGTAGTATTACTATCTCTTCATCTGACCACAGTTTTCTTTTAGCCATTACTTGCCTCTTTCATTATTACTATAATTTTTATGTAACTCCAAAGCTACAGCAGATAAATAAACGCATAAGTCCAACAATTCCTCAATGCTCTCTTTCAAATTGTCTCGTGTTCCGTCAATTGGCACCTGTTCGCCGTATTTTTTGGCGCCTATATCAAGCCTATCTTTAATCATTTGTAGTATTTGGTCATTATTAGTCATTAATCTGCCTTGCTTTCACATTCGTATGGAAAATCCTCCATATCTGGCCTATCTTCTTGTTTCCTAAGTATTTTTTCATACCTTTTCCAATCTAAGTTCTTACTTATCTTTTCAAGAGAGTCTAACTCTTGTTGTAATTTTTGAACAATATCACTTCTACCTAGACTTTTGAATTTTAAGATAGCTTTTCTGATTTCTTCCACAGATAATCTCCTATTCCTAGTTGAAATAAACCATTACTTATAGCTTCTATCTGTCTTTCATCGTGTTCTAAGCCAGTATTATAAAAAATGGCGTGTAGAGCCTCGTGAATAAGAGTTTCTTTCATTCTAGATGGTGCTATTTCATCGTTTATGTAAATAATATTCTCTTTTACTTCGTGTCTTCCGTATAATTCTTTAGTTGGGTCCTCATGTTTTAAGTCTGTAACTAATATCTCGTAAGGATGTCCACCTATTTTTAATTTTCTAACCATATTTACCCTCTCGTTCTGTAAATGTGTACATTTTTTGTACTATGTTTATCTTTTGTGTATGCAACTTACATTCATTTTGTTACAGCTGTCAAGAAAAAATTATATTTTATACAAAATAATTATTTAACAATAAAAAGAAAATAAATCTTGACAACAAAACAGTTTTATTCTTACCTTCTAATACTCGGTGCTCTTAAATATATACTTTATTAAATCTATTTCTTATATAATACTCGGTGCTCTAGAGACCCATTGTTAAATTTTACCGCCGAAAATTTTTCAAAACACCAAAAAAACATAATATTAGTCAAAAAAACAGCAAAAATAGCCGATTGTTAAAAAAATCGATAAATTTGTGTGCGCTTCTTTTTTCCACAATAGGGGTCGGGTCTTTTTCTAATTAGAAATTCTATAATTAGGTTGAAAATTCAGATTAGGTTTAATTATCTTTTTACTTGACTTTTTGAAAAATTCTTTTTAACGTCTTAGTATGAAAAATAAAAATTATAATTGGTTGATGATGAGAGCAGACAAGCTACAAAGCCTATACGAAGGCGATGCATGGAGCGGTCATAGAGGTAATACATATCATTGTAGCGCGTATAAACTAGGCATGGCACGAGATAATAGATGTGAGCAACGTAGTAGAGAGCAATGGCCAACACATAAAGACTATTGTCCTAAATGCCATGAGCGTCAACTTAACGAGATACGTAGATACCCAATTAGACGCAATTTAGCCACGGGTAAAATGTTATATGACTATTCACATGGCCGACTAAGATGGCTACAAGACGAAGAGTAATCTCACTGGTGGGGCCGAAAGGCCCTGCTTTTTTTTTAAATACCCAAAATATTTTTTTTTTTAGCTGGATTGGGGCGAGGAGAAAGTTTCAAAATGTAAAAAACATAGATACATCAACCGAGAAGGGTAGAAGGGGTTAGAGGAACTTCAATTATACATAATATATATTATGCGTAAATAATTTTTTTCTACGTGAAAAATCACTTCTAAACTACACTCCAAAAAAAACAATAGCTGAATCTCGTTTATTATTCGCGTTAGCTAGACAAAAGAAAAACGCCGACCTAAAAAATAAATCGGCGTCTTGTGAGGTAGGATTAACTGATAATAGGGTATTAATTAGATTCTGGGGTACTTACTTTATCTTCGTCTACTATTTCGCAAACTAGCTTTAGTTGAGGTACTCCTTCTGTTTCGATAGTTGAATTTCTTTTTTTACGTGATAGTCTAACACCATCTACAACAAATAACAAATTGACATCTATAATATCATCTTGCATTTGATTAATTAGCTTTTTGTACTTCTTATCAACATTACCTAGTCTAACTAAATGTGCATCTAATTTAGTACCTTTTATAGCATGGGTATCTGCAAAGCTATCTTTCATACTTTGTACGACCTCAGGCTTTAAATTGAACTTTTCTCCTTGCTCATCAAATTTAGACATTTGAGAGTCATAGTATTCCCTAGACACTTTTGCAATCTCAGGGGCTTGAACATCATTATTTTTATTTTTTTCACTCATTGTAATTACTCCTTTGTAGTAGTGAATATTAACATAATA